CTTTTGTTGTCTGAGGGGAATGAGTATGTTATAATACGCACAGCCCCTCAATTTTGATCGTTTGTCGGGTTACTTTGCCTTTATCAGAGTTGCCGCTCTGGTAAGGGCTTTTTATTAAATTACTTCTACCTGAGACTTTCCAAAGAAACTGGCTTTGTATGTTGCCCCGTCTCCTCTGCTTCCCCAAATCAGAGAACATCCGAATAATGCTGATGCTCCATGCTGTACCTTATAACCAAGCTCTTTCCACTTAGTAAAGGTATTGGTTTCCTCTGTGATTCCTGCTGCCTGTTTCGCTGTCTCGATTCTCTTTGCGTTGATTTCCTCAGCCTTTGCAGATAACCATGCTCTGTGAAGGGATTCCCCAAAGCTGATACCTTTTGTCTTACGGTAGATCTTCCATGCTTTCAACATGATTTTGCTGAGATTGTACTTCATTATGCTTTCCTCCTTTGCTTTTCAAGGTTTCTCAGTCCTTCAAGCATCTTCCTGACTATTGATATGCCCTATTGCGATTCTCACAGGTATATGGCTTGAAGTATTGGGGGCTTTCGGCTCTCCCGGCTGTTGTCTGTTCCCTTGAACTGATTATATTATATATCTATTTACACCAATAGTCTATTGACATTTTTGCTATATTTACACCAATATATTTATGCATTTTATATATTTACATCAATAGATTTTTGTGGTATACTTCATGTATAGTGGAAAAGGTGTATCTATATTTACCCTCCCCTATTATCACTAAGAAAGCAGGTGCCAATATGCCAGAGGAAAACAAAGTAAGTAAGGCTCAACAAAAAGCTGTAAATAAATATGTGAAAAACAATTATGATCGCATTAATGTAACTTTTCCTAAAGGCCAAAAAGAAATTATCATGCAAGCAGCAGAAGCCTCCGGGGAATCCGTAAACGGCTATATCAAAAAAGCAGTTGATGAACGAATGAAACGGGAAAACATTAAGTAGAATCCTTAATTCAAAGAAATAGTATATTTATCCAGGCAGCCAGTAGAGCGGCTGTGGTTCCCTGATCCTGAGCCTTGACAGGAGGGAATGCTTATGAGCGATTATGAGATTTTTATGATCATTCTGACGACAGCCAGCTTAATTGTATCTATCCTTACATACACACATAAGAAATAGCCGCCCTGCTCTCTGGTAAAGAATAGGCGGCTACGTCTTAAACATATATCTTGCCAGGACGGGGAACCTTGACTTCCCTTACTGGCTGTCTTGATAAGTATATTATATGCCAGCTTCCGGGATTTGTCAATTTCCCGTTGCAAATCACCCATATCTCTTACTATCCCCATTTTCTTCTTATACCGCCTCGAGGTATGCCAAATCTTTCACCGCTTCAAGTCGTTTCTTACAATCCCTGTATATCTCCTGATAATGTTTCCCTCGCATAATTCCCAGATCAACCTCATGCAAAATGATATTTTCCATTAAAGACAGGTTATTAAGCTGCATCACCGTAGCTTCGTCCCTTTTATTGATTCCAGCCATTTTATTTGCCAGTCTGGAATAAGTCATATAAAGCATTTCTGCATGGCTGCTGCCCTGTCCCTTTGCATACTCAACAAGTTTCTGGATTGTATCGGTTTCTGCTTTTCGAGTAAGCTTTCCTGCTTTTCGGGTTTCAACCCACATTTGAGTAGATTTCTCACGGATAAAGTTCTCCATCTGATTAAATGCCCGGATATACTGCAATTTCCATTCGAGGGCTTCTCTCCCAGTAAACCCCATTGCTAAAAGAGAAAAACCATCACGATTCATATAAAATTTTCTATATGATTGCCCGTTACCAGATTTGTAAGAAGAAATCTTAAACATTATTTTCACAGCTGAATTTTCAGCAATGAGATTATCAATACTCTGCAAAACATTTTTATGTTCTTTTCCAAACTTCTCAGCTACCTGCAAGCTGTCACATACTGCTTCATCATTCTTTAAATAAACAAGTTCATTCATACTGTACGCCTTTCTTTAGCTATATCCGAAAATACCAACTTTTTCCATTAATTTATTAATTTCTCACCGCTTCCTCGCCGCTTCGATCAAATATATCGACTGTTAATCGACAGTTCAAGCACTCCCGGTTCTCGCCGCCTTTTTTACCATTCTTCACGGCTTCCTCACGGCTTCATTCTCAACAACACTCCTTAAAATAGTGAAAAACTCCTTGAACCGTAGGTTCGGCAGCAGGATTTTTATTAACTACCAGCATCACCGCTTCTACTGTTTTATCGGCTCATTTAGCCTTTTTATTTGCTCTCCCTTGCAACTTTACCTCAAGCACTTTTCAATCGTTTCTTGCCCTGTTTTATCCTTGTGTTGCTGTATTTTCAGATCTGTTCTGTCTCAGTCTTTCCCCCATCTGCTGCCGCTGCTCCTCTGTATACTGCCTTGGCGGAGAAATCCGAAGCCAGGATACCGGAACATGAGCACAAATGCTTCCGTCCTCGTTATCCGCAATAATCTGACAATCTTCTGGGTGCTTCTCTGCTAGCTTACGGATCACAGACTTATACCGACCCTGTGAGAATGATAAGGTTGCTCTGGTATCATTGGTCATAAACTCAATTACATTTTCGTTACAGCTATCCATAAAAATCTCCTTTTTGTTTTGTTCGATAATATTTACAGTCTTATTTTTCGGGGTTCGCTCAGGCTTCGTTCTAACGCATTTTACTCTTTTAGGGACTCCGAAATCTCCGAATATTTTCGCGCGCGTTATCGTGTTACAAAATTCCTTCGCGCGCGTAATCGTGTCAACGAATTCCCATACTCCCGTCATTTTTTGTCTAAAAATCCATCAATTTGTAATCATCTTTAATATCATCAGGTAATCCCTTAAAAAGAAAATTCTGAGGCATTCTTCGCAATGTTCCAATAATTTCAGATCTCTGTTCACTCTCCAACATGGCTGTTATTTCTGGATATTCTTCTGTGCACTTGGTATACCATGACTTCTGTTGTGGCGGAGAATACCGGGGATCATCACGGACAAACAGGAACAACCATTCTATGCACAGGCTCATTGTAAATTGAACATACAACCCACATTCGTAATAATATTGAGCTATCATTAATGCATCATGAAGTGTAGTTGTTATCTGCTCTGGTTTCTGATAATGTCCCTCTGGATAATATTTCACGATACATTCATCTTTTATAAAACTCCATGGAGCTATGGACACAAACGGAGCATGATCTGCCTGAACTGCCATTACCATCTGAGCTCTTTGGTATAAAGCATCAAGCCTTTTAATCAACGGACTTCCCATAATCCACCACCGCCTTTAAATATGTAAATCCTTTGCCTGTTTCTTCGTACCATTATGGCCCTGTGATTTCTTTCTGGCATTTTCCCTTTTGCAAGCTCTCAACCACTGATGCAGCTCCGGCACACTCGTAGCTCTTATCGTTACACGCTTATTTCTTCTCGGCATTTAATGCTCCTTCCTATCAGATTAAACCCGTCCGATTCATAAATCTATCATTTACCCCTCTTCTGTGATTTCTGTTCTTGTTCTACACGTGACATCAATTCTTCCATAGTTTCCAGACGTTCAATCATATCTACATTTTTTGTCCACTGAGAACACTGAGACAATGCCGCATTAGCTGCGTTCACTCTGATCTGTGCCGGTACTTCCGTATCAATAGCCGTATTGACCAACACTGCTGCACATTCTCCAAGTTTTCCCTGCAGGTATGCAATCGCTCCTGTTACGGCCTCGTTTCTTGCCTCAGAATACTTACGCTGGAAGCTGTCTGAATGAATCACAGTATAAATTGTAGGTCTGGGAATTTTCGTCTTTTTAGATATCTCACTTATATTTGGACACGTTAAAAATGCCTGTACTAAGATGTCCTCGCGCGCTTCTGCTGATACACCTTTTGCCATAATAATCACCCCTAACTAATCAATGATATTTTCCAATACATAAAAACAGACGGTTTTGACAGGTTCTACTCTAACCTTTAAAATGGATATCTATTACATGCCTGTAATGCCGCCCGGAACACAGCCAACGTTTTCTTCCGGTACGCATAAAAATCTTTACGATCAAGCGCAACAAACTTCTTTTTGTTCATCTTGTCATAGCTCATTCCAATTACGATACAGCAGTATAATTCGTCAATAATGTTCGGATACACCTCCGCTGCGCACTGCAACAGCAATATCTTGTCACGCATCTCAAGATTCTTGCAAAATTCACCCAATCTCTTATCTTCATCTTCTGAAAATCCATAATCCTCATAAGTTGCTTCTCTTGTAAGCATTGAATTCCTCCCTGTATTTCCCCTGCCACACTTTCTGCATGACAGGGAATTATTCTATGCCATCTCAAACGGGTTTCTGCCGCTTGTATCTCGTCTCATCTGCGCTTCTTTCATCATCTCGTCAAACAGTGTCCTGCGGTTGATCTGAGCTGTAAACCGGTAACTTCCACCGCCTGCCTGTCGTCCTGCTGTTTCTTCCCGGACGATCTTTCTGAGCAGAGCTTCCGGCGTCTCGATGTTGTTACCCTGTTTCTGGTCGCCCAACACTGCAAGGAACTCGCTTCGAGGTGGGATGACTGCGCCTTTAGCCAGATACGGAACCGTATTGACTCTTGGTAAATTCATTGAGTATTTACCCCATCTCCGCTTCCCATCAGGGGTTGTAACATCGTAAGAAAATGTAAATGCCTTCTCAATACCGGAAAGAGAAGAATTAACATTGCTGATCGTGCTGTTAACCTTACTAACTACTTCATTCAGAATCCCTGCGATTCCTGTTACTGCCCCGGAAATCCCATTAATCAGATTATTGCTCATCTCATTTCCAATCGTATTCATATTTCTGGTAAATCCGTTTAAACTATCCTTTGTACTACGCACCATCTGAGTTATCAACTGGCCAATTCTCTCGCAAGCCTTTTCCCATTTCTTAGTCATTGTGTTATACTGACCTGAAAAATGGCTCTCCACAGTCTTCTGCATCTCGCCAAGCTTTAAATTGGCAGTCTGCTTCATTTTATCCAGATTTTTCTTTACTTCTGATGCCGAATTCCCCCAGTTTGTCACTGTGGTTGTATTCACATCTCCAGAAGCATCCTCTGCTGCTTTCTTTACTCCTGCAAGATTAGTCTCCGCATCCGTTTTCATTTTTCCAGTTGAACTACTTACTGTCTTCTGAGCTTCAACAATACTAGAATCAACACTGCTTTTTGTCGCCTGAGCTGCGGAAGGAAACTCCTGTGCCAGTTTTTTATTCAGCTCATCCAATGGGACTCCTGCTTCTTTCAAGGCATTATAGACAATATTAAAAGCATCCTGCGCATTGGCCGCTGATCCGCTTGTATTATTAAATACTTCTAAAACACCTCTGTATGTTCCTGCATACTCACTAGAAGATACACTGAGATCATATAGTACACTTCTGATTCCTTTTATTGATTCTTTCACAGTTATTGAAGATGTATCTATTGTGGAAGAGCTTTCAGAAAAACCTTTTCCCAGAGCTTGCACCTTACCTGTCATTTCTTCAACAAATGCACTTGACACTCCGGCTTGCGCTCCATATTGCTCAAGGATCTGCGTTGCTTTCTCAGCCGATACGCCATATTCACCCAATTTCTGAACCATGCTGTCATACATCTCACTGTTTGACTTACCGGCAGTCTCATCTGCTTCTACTAAAGCCCACAGTTCTTCTACCTGTTTGTTCGTAATTGCATGAGCTTCGCCCATCTTGCCAGCATAATCATGTAAGTATCCACCTGTCTGAGTTAAAATTCCGTTTCCGCCCTGCGCAGTTTCTACTAACTCAGCAATTTTCTTCGTAAGCATAACCGTTCCGGCAGTGACCAGTGTAATTGCACCGGCAGTCCCAACTAAAGAGCCCAAAGAAGATGCAAATGTAGCAATGCCGGATGTAGATCCAGCAAGTGCACTATTGGTCAGATTAGAAATATTTCCCGCTAATGCCTGTACTGATTCCTCTGTAATCAGCTTCTTTCCAATAGTGGTAACAAGGAATTTTACCAGGCTTCCAATGCCCGTTATATCCGCAATCTTTACCGCGATAAACGCCTTACCCAAAAAAGCAGCTATTTTCCCTGCGGTTCCGCTTGCCTCCAAAACATCGAACAAACCACCCAGTGTCCGGGTAATCGCAGTTATTACCTGTTTCAGATGCTTCACCCAGTTGATCTGTCCCAGCATCTCACCAATTCCCTGGCCCAAAGCCTCCCAGTCTGTTTTTTCTGCCATATCAACCAGTGAACTGCATAAGCTATTCAGGAAAACTTCCAGTTTGCGCCCATTATTCTTCCAGTCAAACTCTGAAATAAAGGTATTAATTCCTCCGGCAATGTTATTTACCAGACCTGTCCAGTCAAATCGCCGGGTAAAGCTGTACAATGTGGTAAATGCTCCATTCAGGCCAGTTGCTAGCGTATCCGCTATCTCACGGAAGGAAATCCTTGAACAGATTCCATTAAGACCATCCGCTATCGCTTTTCCGATTTCTGAAAATGGCAGATTATGTACCATTCCATTAAAGATATCCCAGGTAATCATGAACCGGTTTGCTATGAGCTGCCCCAGATTATTCCAGTTGACTTCTTTTACTAATCCGGTAATTCCTTCTGCGAATTTCTTTCCCAGATTTTTCCAGTCTATTCCTGTTATCAGCAGGTTTAAGGTATTGACAATCGTATTGATTCCCGCGCCGACAGTCCGTCCTAATAATTTCCAGTCTACATTATCAACCAGGCTGTTAAATGTTCGGGTAAAAGCATCGCAGAATTTTGTTATCTTTGGACCGACCTTTTTCCAGCTGATTGCTTCATAGACTTTTTTAAGCCCCTTATTTATTCCACTGGCAATATATTTCCCAAGGCCTTCCCAGTCTTCCGATTTGATTAATTTCTTAATCTTATCCGCAATTCCTTTGATCGAATTAGCAACAGGAACCTTCTTAAACATCTGTGCCGGTGTAGGTGCTGTATACCCTCCGGTATCTCCTATGCTATTTCCATCTGCTACCGAATCATCATTTTTATTTGATGTATACCGTTGGATCTCATCAAGAGTAGAAAGATATCCTTCTGTTTCTTTATTGGCCTTCTTGGTATTTTTAGCTGCCTGATTCGTATTTTTTGAAGTCTTTTCCAGTCCTGCTGCATAGTCTTCCTGAACACCAACTGCTTTTACAAAACTGTTCTGCCCGGTCAGTGCCGCAACGAACATTCCAACATAAGTGATCGCTCTGGAAATCATATCAATAAATCTTGACATGATCGGAGCTACCACGGTGAGGACAGGTGCAAATGCTGTAGCAAACGAGTTCTTCAGCCTCGTCATACTGGACATCAAAGACGATATTGCTGAATTGGTACTGTTAGAATACTGTGCCAGATTTTCAAATCCACTTTTTACACCATCACTGACAGCGCTTATCGCCCGGGATACCCCTGAAAACAACAATGACATTCCCAGCATCCGGGAAAGGCTCATTCTCGACCGGTCCGTCTGCTTGTTCAGATTGAACATGTTCTCTACAGCTTTTTTCATTGCCGAAACCATGCTCTTGATAGCAGAACCAGCACGCCTTAATGCGGAGCCCATATTCTTCACAACCATACCTACACGGGCAGCAGCTTTCTGCAAATTCTGCATTACCTGCACAAGTCGGCTATTTTTCTGCCGGTATTCCTCAACCTTATTCTTCAGTTTATTGTATGAAGAGTACAGCCTTCCATTTATGTGCTCCAGTTTCTGCGATTCCACATTGCACTTCTCAGCTGTGCTTTTATACGCATCTGTCGATGTAGGATCCACATAGGCCCTTCCGGTCGTCTGCATCTCTTTTTGTTTTCGCTGTAGCCTGTCAATATCCGCCCAGATATCGTCCATCTGTTTGTCAAGTTCCTGAAGCGGCGCAGAGTCTATTGAAAAGCCCATATCAAGCCATTCACGCTGTTTTGTCTCAACCTTTTCAAACTCATCTTCCAGAGCTTTTATATCGTCTTTGAGCTTTTTATATTCTTCTGTCTCGATTCTGACCTTGCTCAGTTCTTCGAGCTTTGATTTTAGCTCTGATACTTTACGTTCCTGCTTCTCGTAGTTCTGATACAGGCCCGTTATCGCTGTTATCTGCCTCTGGAAAGAACTTTTTGCTGAATCGCCCATCTTCGATACCTGCGCGGATATCCTGGCCATTCCAGCCTTTACAGCGTTCATTCCTTTCGACACACCGCCGGTATCTATCCTGGTATCAATGATAATTGAACCATCTGCCATGTTATATCTGCCTCCAAACTATTTGAGGTTCGGGCACTGAATCCTGTTTCCAATGCCGTTATATACTCAGGACCATCCCGTTACCAGGACAGCCCTGTTATGTAGCTACGCTTCGGCTACTTCTTTCTTTGCGTATTTGTCAGTATACTTTTTTATCCTTTTCTGCTGCGCCTTTTCCCTTGCATCCAGCTCTTTTTCGATGATTCCACCAATTACAGTGATAATCTGCTCTGCAAAGGTCTCTCCGCTTTCCAGGACTGTAAACGGACTGGTAATCTTGAAGAAGCTCTCTGATACAGGAGCACCAAACAACAGATCAATCTTCTCCCCGGCTTCCTTTTCCAGATCTGGAAGAATTTCCTCGAAGTCTTTGTCCTTGATTTTGTCATTGATTCCAGTAAAAAACGCTGCTGCCTCTTTATACCTCTTTAAAATACCTGCATCTGAAGGAATAAATCTGAACACGCCCAGATCATTTCCGTCTTGATCAGTAATCTGGTATGTCTTCGCACCGGTCTGAACTACTACTTTCTCCATTAATCCTCATCCTCGCTTTCCTGCTCTTCTGCTTTCAGCTGTTCTTCCAGCTCGTTAAGTTCTTTGATATTATCCATGCATTCAATTGCTTTATCCGCTGTAGCTTTCATGGAATTACGTACCTCATCACTTTGAACGAAATCCGCATAAAGCTCTCCGATATGTCCAGCAGCATTAGACAGAGAACTAAATACCCCCTTCTGCAACCTCATTCTTTCCGTGTATAAACGTCTCTGATCTGAAATCTGTTTCTTTCTTCCCATGTCACTTACCTCCATTCTGCCTGTCATAAATCGCTGCCAGCTCACACACAATCACAAATAACAAAAGACCAATAACTACCAACAAAACCACCTCCGCAACAATGAAATATTACCTGTTATATATATTTTACCATCAAACCTGACCACAGTTGTGGTACATGTTTACCACAGTTTGCGCCATTTTCCATATCGTGATATGATCTTTAATGGCAATAATCCCATATTATTACTTTTTTATACTGGCAACCGGATTATTTCTTTTGGCTTTGTTTTCCAGATCTTTTGCTACTGCTAAAAGAAGGTCCTCACACAACCGGGAATGATGATGATTCTTCCGTAATACTTCTATCTCTTTCACCACTCCCTGCCAGTATACATCGTCTTCAGGTCTGCCCGGAGGATACAGCTTTTTGTATAACCTCCAGCAGTCCGTGAAGATGTCATATATCTGCTTTAATTCTTCTTTATCGTTCACTGGTTACTCCTCCGGCATGATATACGCTTTTTCTCCTGCTGCATACTTTTGAAACATATCATTCAACACTTCTTTCGCGCGTTCTGGACTTGCATATTCCGCAATACCAAAATCACCCTCACAAATACGGTTCTTACTTACATAACTGATATACGTCATTTTAAAATTTAAAACTCGTGTTTTATCCTGTGTCATGATTTTCATAATTATTGTCCTTTCCGGCGATAAGCCGCCTATAAAATCCATTACAAAAAGACTTAAAATCCTAAATGTGCAAAATGTGCAAATAGAATGTAAATACCTATAAGAGTGTTTTTTTTAATCTTCACATACTAATTGCACAAACTGCACATTTTAATAAAATCAAGAAAATGGTGCATCTAAACCTCTATCAACAGAATGAAAAGTTTCCTCTGCGAATGAATAACCTTTAATGACATTCTTAACGGTTTTTCCTGTAACGGTTCCTGTTTTGCTTAGTAGGTTCTTCGTCTTTAATTCTTCATAAAAAGATGTTCTTCCGTCAACTCCCAGTCCACAATCATTGCACCACTGGGAATATTTCTCATAAACATCCTTGGCCGCTAAATTCTCATCTGATTTTTCAAGACACTCTGAAATGAATTTTCCAATCTTGTCTGAGTCCTCGCTATACTCATGCGTAGCAATCTGCACAGCTGTAGGCGGCTCTAGTCCCTCTTTGCGGTATAATGAAAGTCCCTGTATGCACCAGTTCAAAATACCATCTATCTCCTGCTGTAACTGTTCCTTTAAATGTTTGTTTTGCTCTTTCTCTGTGAAATGGCGTTCAAATGGAACAACCTTAACACGATTACTGCTAAATACTGTCTTATCACTGATAACAGGTAAATAGTTACTGTTCAAAATCAATTTGAATTTAGGCTTAAACTGAAATTCATTCTCATGTAAAAATCTCGCTGATACAGTATCACGTCCTGTCAGAGTTTTTACGAGCGAAGAATCAAATAACATTCTCCGTGGTGGTTCAGATGCTACTACAAGCCTTGTTCCTGCCAGTTTTGCGATATCTGGCGAAGCTGTCCGGCTGTCCTTATTTGCCTTGATTGCCAATGACTCAGGGGAAATGGTAGTTGCATAATCTCCTAGAAGATATAGCAGTATTTCTGTGATCGTACTTTTGCCATTTCGTGTAGTAGCTCCAAAAAATATGTAAAATTCTTCCTCGCTTGTATCGCCCGTTAAAAATCTTCCAGACATTTTTTGAAGATATTTTATCTTTGCTGTATCACCCTGCATAATCTCATTAACGGTCTTTTCCCATAACGTGCAAGTGGCAGCAGGATTATAGCTAGCATTACAGATTTTTGATAAAAGCAAATCTGCATTATGCTCTAACACTTTCGGCTGATCTTCCGACAGATCGAGAACACAATTTCTGCAATTAATAAGAAAATCGTCTTTATCAAGTTCCGTGTTCTCAAAGAAATTCAAGTCTTTGGCGTCAGTAATCATTACATTTCTATTTCTGTAATTCATCATCCCGGCGGCATACTTGATATACGATTGTCTCTTATCGTCTGGCAAAGAAGCCGTTACAGAATAACGTACAAGTACATCTGCAAGCATTTTAGCGTTTCTTTTAGCTCTCATGCCCTCTGTATCGGCAGTCCATCTTGTCTTGTCGTAGTACATCCAGTCTTTCTTTGTGGGATTATATCGGCTAACATTCTTGAATATGGTTGCAAACAGATCAGCACTGCCTCTGTCGTTCATTGGAAATCGCTCTACTGCATTAAGTTCGTTTAATTTCTTCAAAACTTCGTTCACATACTTATTATCATTCTCATTCATGGCATTGAAGTTATTATAGTAAGGACTGTTAACTTGCCAATCTCTTTTAAGTGCCGGAAAAACAGCTTTTTCAAGTTCTTTCTCTTTTAAAGGAGGGTTGCAACGTTTTTCATTCTCTACTCTAACTGCTGCCTTAATCGCATCATCATCAAGCCCTTTAGTACGTAAACTCGCAATTAGTCTAACTATAGTATCTACCCTTTTTCCCTCTGGAATTAGCTCTGGCACTTTAAAGTTTGTTTTATGCTCAGAATCTATTCTCTGTTTTTCACCTTTAAAAAAATCATTAACTATATCATCTACCTGCGCTATTTCATATTCTTTCGGCTCTTGCTCCCATTCATAAGTATTTCCATTAGGATGTACACTAGGCGGTGCTACAATATATCCTCCCTCCCCCCTAATATCAACCCCCTCGTAAAGTCCTACTTTATTAGAATGCGTAATAGTATCTTTATAAAAATAATGGTAACCACCTCTACCTGTTATGCTCTGCCAAGTTTCTGGAAGTTCTCCATGCTTATTTTGCCAATCTCTTAATACCTCATACCCGTCAATTCCTTTATTTTTGTCAACATCCAAATCAATTACAACTAAACCGTTTGATTTGTTCCCAGTTGCGATGCCGATATTATACCGAGGGTTTTGATTCCACCATCGTTCTATCTTTGATTTCTCCGTTGTAGCCGCTTTGCAACCACCTTCAATCGCAGGCACTTTATTTCGATAAGCCAGTGGGAAAACCGCCAGTCCCAGCTCTGCATAATACAAAGCCCATTCTTTCATACTTTTTACTTCTGCTGACAAATATCCCACCGCCCTTACTCAGAGATTTCGTCCAGATATTTTCTGATTTTTGCTACATTCCAATACACTCTTCTGCCAACACAAAATTTTGCGCCTGCTGCCATACCAATCTGCGTTGCTGTCTGCCTTCCCGAATTCAACATTTTCTGCAATCCAGCAGTATCAACACTTAACGCGTCTGAAGATGAACTTGGATATGATGTTGTTTTTCTCATAATAAATACCTCTGCTTTCTGTCTGATTTCACATTGCCTTATGTGTTTCTTTATGGTATTATTATAACATAGATGTTAATAAAATTAACAGCTTTTATGATTCACATGTTAATTAACTTAACATTTCTAAATCATTCTAATATTGCTTAAATCATCTTTAAAATAAACAAAAATGGAGGAAGTTAACATGAACATTAACATTGAATGTGGACAGCGCCTAAAAAAGTGCAGGCTTCTCTCAGGATATACCCAAGAAGCTTTAGGGAACAGAGCAAACTATAAAAAAGAAACGGTCTGTATGTTTGAAAGAGGTAAACGTAAGCTTTCTGTAGATGCAGCTAATAATTTTGCTGAAGTTTTACATGTTCGTGCAGATTATTTGCTTTGTAGAGATGATAATATTTTTCCCGAAGAAAAAACTAAATCTAATACCACTAATTATCAAAAAGCTAATTGTTTCGATACCTTACTTAATTTTTATAA